ATTGGCTGTTGCCATTTTGCAGAGATTTCTTCCCAACCCGGAATTGCAGGGTTTGGAAGATATCACAAAGACAATGCGAACCCTCTTTGACACGTCTATTACTGTCAAAGAGTGTGGTATTGTGAAGCGTTTACGCAAAATGTACACATACTTTCTTGTTCAAGGAATCTTGAGCAAGTTGGGCATTGAAGCTACGGAGGAAGAATTCGTTTTCCTTTCTAAGAAGGCCCAATCCGGCAAGTATGCATCTCGCGTAAATTTGTGGCTACACGTTGTTGAAACCACCATTTACGTTTGTGAGCGTATTGTTAGCTACCGTAAGACAGGTTCTGTTGACTCCTTTTTTAAAGAGGGACAGGAATGTGAAGATTGGTTGGCCACATCAGCTCGCCTTTTGGCATTGGCTCCGTTTACGGCCAATCTAGAACCTCATGGCACTACATACTTCAGATTTCTGTCTGATTTGAATGATGCCATTGAGAAAGGGCAAGGTTTTGCAAAGGCTTTTCGATCCATGGGTGCCGAGCGCACTAATCCAATTTCAAAGCAATTGGGTGCACTCATGATGCTCAAAAATTCGGAAGTCACCAAACGTGCTTCTTTGAAAAGTCGCCACGCTCCTTTAGGTGTGTTGGTGTATGGACACTCGGGAGTGGCTAAATCTTCGTTTATGAAGGTTTTATTCCACTCCTATGCGTCTATCTTTTCACTTGATCGTGATGATCATTATCTGTACACACGGTGTCCCGCTGATGAATACTGGAGTAATTTTGACTCCAGCATGTGGGCTATCCAGATGGATGATATAGCTTTCTTGCGCCCATCAGCTACAGGTGATATTGATCCTACCCTCAAGGAGTTGTTGAACGTAGTCAACAACGTGCCATATACGCCACCACAGGCGGATTTGGCTGATAAGGGGAAGACCCCTGTATTGGCAAAATTGGTTATGGCCACAACAAATTGTGAACACCTCAATGCAAATGAGTATTTTCACTGTCCTTTGGCCGTGCGTCGACGATTGCCCTATATCATCGAGGTTCGACCAAAACCAGAGTATACCCATGAGAATGGTGTGTTCATTGAACCTAGCCGTCTGCCAGCAGCTACACCAGGTTTTCCAGATTTCTGGATTATTACCGTTAAGCGGCTGGTGCCACATATTGGGGCTGACGGACGTGAGTTGGCAACAACTGAGATTGTGGAAGTTTTTTCCGACATCCGAAAGTTTGTCCAACACTTTGGTGCTTTTGCTAAGCAACATGTTATCAACCAAAACAAGGGCGAGGCTGCTGAAGAATTTGTCAAGCAGGTTGATTTGTGCCCTGTTTGTTGTGCTTACAAAGAAGATTGTCTTTGCTCAACACAAGTTGATACAGCACACGTTGTGGCTTGGTGCACCCACATTGGTATGTGGTTGTACATCGAGTGGTTGACGTGGTGGATGCAGGTATCATGGGTTCACTCCATGTGTGCCTATCTTGCTAGTTTTAGAGCATTTAAGTTCCTCTTTTTACGATATGTGGTGGCATATTTGCCAGCACAGCAGTTTGTGCGCTTCTATGCTGCAGCTTCGCAGGTCATCCATGATAACAAGATGAAAGCATCTTTAGCGTTTCTTTCTCTATTTGCCATGGCTCTATCAATCTACTCCCTGACGGGGAAAGATAAGATGGAACCACAAGGGAATGTGGCTGGAACAACTGAAGAGGATTTACCAAAGGAAGAGAAGTCTAATGTGTGGTATAGGGATACCATCGAATTAACTTCTTGGGATCTTCCTGTGTCATCAACGAGTTTGGTTGGTAAATCGCATGCGGAAGTACGCGATATGTTTGCTCGCAATACTGTGAATCTTCACATTTGTGCTCTTGATGGCTCATATAAGGGTTATACCCGCGGTTTCTTTTACCGTGGTACGACACTGGTTCTCAATGCACACACTTTGAAAGGTGGAGTATTTGAGATTACTGTTTTGCGTGGTGAAATGGGTGCTGGGGTGATTCCTAAAATCACTTTTAAAGCCAAGCTTACCGATTTCATGATTCGACAAGATCATGATTTAGCGGTTATCAATGTGCCGAGTATGCCCCCAGCTAGGGATCTCTCCAAATTTTGGCTAAGTGATTCCGTGCCGGTTAGTAAAATGCTCGGTTTCGGAAGAACCAAAGCTGGATCTGTTGATCTGCGTTCGGTATGGGGTGTCAACTTTTTCGTGATGCCACTAAAAGGATTAGTGGGAAATTTTCCCATTTATACTGGAACCTGCGTGGAGGAAACCAAATCTGGAGATTGTGGTACACTGTACATGGTCGAAACACCTCGAGGTTATAGCTTCGTTGGTATGCATGTGGCTGGTTATGAGAATAAGGCAGCCATTATGGAGTTACCAAAGTGGTTGTTAGATGAGTGTGCGGATCAAGTGCAAGCTACGCGTGAGGTCAG